CTCGTGATGCACTGCCTAGATGGGCCAAATCGGCTAAAAAAAACTACGTAAACACAAAAAAAAGCACAATTGGCAGAAACAATCACATTTATCAATGTCCGGGCATATTCAATCTAATGACTCAGGGATACATTGTGCCAATGTGGCACGATGTGATAATTTCTACTAACGGTGATCCAGACTCCTTTTCGTGGACTGTTCCAACATCTGATTTAAACGAACTAGACAACGAAACCGATATAATAGAAAATCAAACTAACGGCGTAGGATCATTGATGCCTATGAAACCCTGGAGTATGAACACCTTGATTAAAATCAATACTCCGTGGAACGTTGTTGCACCTAGAGGTATCAAATTATTGATACTGCCAATATCTTATCCTGACAGTTTTGAGTTTGAAAGTTCGATCGGCATTCAAGACCCTGGGATATCTAATGAAATAAATGCACAATTGTATTACAACGTAACCAAAGGAGATTATTTGATAAAAGCGGGAACTCCTTTGTTTCAAATAGTTCCTTTGAGTGAAAAAAATATAGATATGACTTGCAGAGAAATGAACAATTTAGACAAGTTATGGATTGCAAAAAGGCGATATTTTAACACAGCATCGTTTAAGATTAAAAGAAATATTGTCAAGGATATATACTATCGTCACTTTGGGAAATAAAAATGTTTAGCGAAATATTTACTGATGATTTAGCAGTTTATACTGTGGTACCGAGAGAGATAACAGACGATACTGCTCTCTATAAATTTCAGCGAGATCGACAAAAGAAACGAAAATTTATCCAGGAACTGCTGAAACACAATGAAATTATGATATTTTATATAGAAGAGGAGGACGGTCTTGAAAAGTTTGTTGTTGCTACGCTGAAAAACATAGATGTTGATGCTTTTGATTTGCCAGAAGCAATTGACGAATGGCGAAACAATACCTATCAAGTTAAACATCATGTTCCTTTTATCAGTGTACCGGATAAGACTCCCTTTTATATACATGTTGACGATATAACAAAAATAGTTTTACGAAATGAAAATATACAGGAAGTTACAAAAAATTTAAAATTATGGTAACTGATCTATTTGGTCAAGCACATCAACAATGGTAGAAATTTTGACCTGATTGACTTTTTTGTTTAAAGTGTTTTTGACGCCGTAATGTAAAGGATTTGGCCAACAGTTATAAGTTACCCATGCATATCCATTGTGCTCGCAATTTAAACAAGGTTGAAATTCTTCTTGTACAACACATAGATAGGTATGATATACAAATAAAGAATCGCGAGATTTAAACTTCTCAAGTGGCATGGTTTTTGAAATTGAAACAACTCCTATTTCTTCCTGAATTTCGCGCTCACAGCCCTCCCATTCTGTTTCTTCTCCTTCCAGTGTTCCTCCAACTAACCCCCATACATTAGATCGTTTGCTTTGAGCACGGTGTACAAAAAGAAATCTTTTTGTATCTAAGGCATAAAATAATGCTCCTGAACAAATAGTTGATATCATATGTTTATATACTTTATCATGTGCCAAAATAATTGCAATTGTGATTCTATATAAATATGTTATATGAGGCCAGAAAATGTCAGAATTATTTGATAGAATAAGACTTATTCCCAGAGCGGGCGACTTCCTTGGTAGAATTACAGGCTCTAGCGGACAAATTTATACCAATAAAACAACTGGCAGTTTGCGAGTTTACGACGGTGATAATCAGGGAGGCGCTGAACTTGCAAGAGCAGACTTTGCAAATATAGAAGACAACGCTGCACTAAATTTAAAGGGCGAAAAAAACCGCATACGGTTTGCATGGACTACTCTAACAGAATTAGAAACTGAAGTAGATCCTAGTATTTACGCAGGTATGATTGCGTATGTTGCTGCTGAAAACATATTATATTTTGCAGAAGTAGACGGATGGAAACCAGTTGCCAATTTATCAGAGATTAGCGAGTCTGGCACACAGATTCCTTACACACCAGACGATTCGAATACTCTGCTTCATGTAAGCGGAACATACGATTTTGGAAACAATATATTAAAGTATGCTAATGCTATTGATCAGGAATCACAGTTGTCAAACTATGACCCGTCCGTATACCACGGCATGACTATGCATGTGCATTCTACCGGAGCCTTGTACTATGCTCATGACGGTGCTTGGCGCAAATTACTGACTGATACAAGCTTTAACAATGTAGAAGCAGCAGGCTATGTTTCGCCTCTCGGGCCAGTAGCGTATTCGAACTCTTATGTTGATTTAGATAATACTCCTAATAGCATATTAGATTTTGGTATTGTAGACGGCACTTCAGGACAAGTTCTTTCTACTAACGGTGCAGGCTCTTTCAGTTTTATTGATGTTGCAACCGAGTCTGGCAGTTCGTTTGACCTAATAGAAACAGACAACGGATCTTTTGATCCTAGCGAGTTATCAACCCTGTCTTTCTCGGGCGGCGATAATATTTCAACAGAGGTAGTAACAGATTCAGATGCGGTTACTATCAACCTTAATAGTTTTTCTATCAACTTTCTTTCGGATGTAGATACTCAGAGTAACCCACCTAGCACAGGAGAAGTTTTAAAATGGGACGGTGCAAAATGGTCTCCTGGCACAGATATAGCAGAAGGCGGCACCGGTCTTGATGCCGACACACTTGACGGCCAGGACGGATCCTACTATCTCAACTATAATAATTTTACAAATACACCGGACGTGTTGACCTTAGACGAGTTAGGGGTAAACAATGAAGCAGCAGCTAGCGGCAATGGAGCAATTAGTTACGACAATACTACAGGATTATTTCGATACACGCCCCCTACTGCTGCAGGAATAGGTGCAGCATCTCTATCAGATTTCAGTGTCACAGTTGATCCACCAGGTGTTACCAGTTTAACATACAATGATTCTACTGGTGTTTTTAGTTATACTCCTCCTCAACTGGGCGATTTTGAATTTACAGGGACTATACTAGATACTGTTGGTAGTGCGCAAATTACAGTAACACCGGATGTTAATTTCTCTGGTGCAGTATCTTTTACTACGCTGTCATCAACTGGTGTAGGAACACTTACTTTGGATAGTGCTAGTTCTATTGCGCTTGTTGCAGAAGATGATATATCTTTTTCTGCAGGCACAGGTAGTATTATCTTAGACAATCAATCCTGGCCTCAGGCAGACGGCGCGAGCGGCGAAGTTTTATCTACCGACGGCCAAGGTCAATTGAGTTGGCAATCCGTAAGCGGAAATGATCAAAATCTATTTGAAACAATATCAGCAGATTCTGGATCCACAACAGCAGATACAATCACAGACACACTAATTGTATCTGGCGGAACTGATATAACAACTTCTATCAGCGGAGATGTTATCACAATTGATTTTACAGGAACAGGCAGTAATCAAAATGTGTTTGAGACAGTTAGTGGAGATTTTGGAAGCACCACTGCTGACACAAGTTCAGACACACTAACTGTATCTGGCGGTACTGATATTTCCACTTCTGTAAGCGGAGACACACTCACAATAAATTACACCGGCGGCGGCGGAGGTGTGACAGATTTCAGTCAATTAACTGACGCACAAAATGCTAATCAAAGAACAATAGACCAAGTATTTGAAACTGCTATTTGCACACTGCGAGGTATTGCTAATGGATTTGTATCATACAGTTGGGAAGATCATTATACAGGAGAAAATCCCACAATCTATGCTTTATCAGGGACCACTCTTGCTTTTGATCTAAACAATTTGGCGGGCCATCCTACCGAAATTCAAGATGCATCAGGGAATCCATTAACAACTGGCTTGACATGGGTTTCTCCTAGCGGCCAGGTTTTAACTGGAGCATCTGCTAATGATCAACAAACCGGAACGCTTTATTGGCGTATAAATGAAAGCATCAGCGGCAATTTTATATATCAATGCACTGCGCACGCATCTATGGTCGGCGATATAGTAGTAAAAAGACTAAGTCTACTTTAAAATTCTATGCGCCAAGTACCCTGTTGATACTCACCTTCGAACGACAGCAGCCACTCTGTGCCTGTGTATTTGTATTGTATTCCTGTGTGCAGGTTTGTGGTGTATATTGTGTCAGATTCTGATGCTGCATCAAAAACCACATGCCACGCAGAGCCTGTCCATTCCACAATGTCATACTCCTGAGCTACAAAATCTGTGCCGTTGAGATTTTTCCAGGCATCAGCACCGTCGGTGTTATCTGCATCGCCTATGGCACCCAATAACAGTATTCTAGGATTAGAACTTAAACTTAAATCTTGAGGGTTAGACTTTTTGGGATCAATGATGTGATCAATTTTGCTGCGGTCTCCATTGGGACCTGGTATCACAGTGTCTGTGGGAATTGTGTCTATGTCCCAGTTGACCACAGCTTGGGTGTCGTCGGAAGGAACTACTGCTATGCTGCCGATTATTTCTGCTGAGGTATCACTGCGCTGCAGATTTATGCTGGTTATGCCTTCCTCGTACTCTCCAGGCACTGCAGCCAAAAACTCTGGCCAAGTCACAGCACCCGGCACGCCATTTTTGATCAACTGCACAGTGTTGTTGATAACCAGCAGGTCCAGATTCTGATAGTTGGTTTTGAAAACAGCATCTGTGACCTGATTGGTCTGCCATCCTTTCACAGTCTTGGCTCTTTCAATGTCACCAGCTTCGTTAACAAACAGCCCAGTTTTGGATTCAGCTGCTCCTTGTTCTACTTCGGTGTCAATGTCAGTGGTCTCGTCCAGGAGATCCTGTTTGCTGTTGTGTATTCTGCTGATGATGTCTGTGATCACTCCCATTCGCTTGACTTTGGCCGGCGGTGAAATCCAGATCGGAGTGGTAAAGGCCAGTGTAGACACGTCAATTTCGCTTTCTGCGCCCTGCGGTATGGTTCTGCTGCTCCAGGTAGAGGACTCAAGATTGACCACACTGAGACTGGTCCAGTCAAGATAGTTGTCTGTGGTCTGTATTTCCAGACTGGGATTGAACAGCATCAAAATCTGCTCTATCAACTGCAGTTTCTGGTCTGTGTTGGTTGTCCAGATATCCACACTGGCGCTGAGTGTGTAGGGCGTGGGCATCAAGCGTTCCACTGTGTAGTTACGACCTTCTGAGTCGAGATACTCGTTGCCTGCACTATCAAATTCTCTTTCTCTGATGTTGATCTTGTTGACATAACTACTGTCTGCCAAACGAGCAGTGTCCAGTTCCAGTCCAGTCACATACACA